TTCATTGCCGGTATCACCATTCTGATCCGCATAGACTGGCTTTCTATCTTTCATATAAGATTTTCTACCAGAACTATCTATGATAGGATACTTATAAGTATCAATGATTGTAGATACGATTGCTAAGTCGTCTTTAAGCATAGGATTATCAATAAGAACTAAGTCACCTGCTTTAAGTTCTGTGAAAGATTTAATTTGTATTTCCATATATAATTTTAATTATCTTACATTAGCAGCAGCTTTTGCTAGCTTTTCAAGAGTTAGTTCACGTCTAAGTAATCTAACTATAACTTTTGTTTTGTTTTTTACCTTCTTTATCTTCATATTATATTTTTTTTACAAAGATAGAAAAAATAGTTTATTTTTTTAATATATACATTAATAAAAAAAAATAAATTATGAAACACATTAAAGGATTTAATGAAAATATTAATTGGAATAAATTAAACATCTTTTCTTCTAAAAAGAAAGAAGAAATTAACGAAGATGATGAAGCTTTAGCAAAAGCTATCTATTCTTTATTAAAATATAAAGTTAAAGGTGATGAAGTAACTGGTGATGCATATAGTAAATCTGGTCTTACATTTGAATATGATGGTGATAGATTTCAAGTGTATGCTAATGGAATTTTTGTAAATGACCAAAAACTTGATTGCTCAAAAAAAACTGCTACTGAATTCTACAAGCTTTTTTCTTCTAAAAAAGAAGAATATGAAAAAGATAAAAATGACTTAAATAAAAAAGAAGTTAAGGATAGATTAAAAGCTAAATATAGACCTGCTCCTAATTTTTACGCTCATGGACAATAAAAAAGACATCTTATGATGTCTTTTTTACTTAAAAAACATATCAGAATAAAGCATACGCTTATATTTCTCTCTATCTTTATTCAATTTCTCTTTCTCTCTAATTTTTATCGTATCACAATCTAAAATCGTTACCTCAACCGTGTGAACACCAGCACTTATCTTTACCTCTTTGAGTTCAATTTTAAACTTTATATCTGATAAATAAATATAATCATCTGGTATATAAACCGGGTAATCACCTATAATAGACATATCAACTGAATCTTGTAATAAAGATAACTTAATATCTCTAATACGATCAGTTGAAATTTTCTTATCTAATATAAATTGTATTTTATATTTCATTATCGAATATTTGATACCTGAGTTGAATCTGATTTAGGATAAGCAATATCACCTTGAGTGATAATAGTATCATTCACATTAAATGTTAACTCTCTGGTACAAAACTCAAACCCGTTACCACTAATAATAAAGCTTATGAGTACTGTGAAAATTTTTTTAATCATGTTTTAATTATTTAATGCAAATATACAAAAAATTTATATTTTAGGAAAATATAGTATATAATTAAAAAGAGACTAAATGACCTCTTTTATTTATAACCAAAATCCGCTGGACTTTCTCCCCAATCTCCAGTTTCCCATTTTTTAACTAAGTTAAAATATCCAGGAATTTTTGATAGGTGAACTTCCGCTCTAGCCATTAAATTTAGCGATCTTTCTGTTTTTAGATTCGACTTTAATGTAGATTTTGCTTTTTTATTTCTTACCCAAGCTATTGCGGTTTGACTATCTGAGTAAACCTCAGTATAGCCATTTTTAATAGCATAATCTAATGCGTGTACTAAACCAATAAACTCAGCTATGTTATTAGTAGAGTCACCAATTTTAACATTAAATAAAACTTCTCCAGTTGCTATATCAACTGCTTGGTAACCGGCGGCACCGGGATTACCACGACTACTTCCATCTACACAAATTCCTGATGTTGGTCTCATATTTTAATTATTTTTACAAATATAATATATTTTTTTGTAGTAAAATAAATAGAGATATAAAAAAAGATAAAATGGATTTTATCTCCATTTTATCTTAATTTAAGCTTCATATTATTCGTTTACTGGTTTATCCTCAGCTAAAACTTTTTCAAGCTTTTTATCTCTGATGTATTCTAATGTAGCTGGTTTATATCTAGTTTCTGTAAACTGATATGGTTCAGCGTGAGATACGCTATCCCAGTATGGAGAGTCCCAAGATGAATAAGTACCATCTAAAAGAACATACATATCTAATTTCTCAAAGTAAAGTGTAATGTAGTATTCATTACCATCACCCCAGTGTTGATCATAAACGGTTGATACTTCTGAGTTTTTTCCGTATGTATCGTTATTATAGATTTCATAGAAAAAGTCAGTGTCTCCAGATTTAATTTTTTCGATAATTGTTTCTCTTGTGTATTTCATATTTTAGTTTTTTAATTTCTTATATTGATTATAAAATGTTGAATTGCTTGGATTAAAATAAATCGTCTGCCAATTTTGTATTATATAGTCTGATAACCAGACTGGGTGTAATCTTGTTACAAGATTTTGTTGTGCTTTTTGATAAGCTAGTCTATCAGGTAGATTACTAAATCTTTCTAACGAGATTACGAATGCTTCCTCAAAAAGTACTTCTTTTCTATCGTTTTCTGAAAGATTAAAAAACTTTTCAGGTGATGGATTTACATCATTAATAATCATCTTTTTATATGTTGGATTTGGATTCAACATTTGATGTAAATCATCATGATTTATTTTACGTTTAACTCTATCGTCGAAAAACTTACCGGGTTGTACTTCAAAGTCAGTTCTTTTTTGTACACCGTGTACTGTTTCCCAATGTTGTCTCAGTTGTATTAAAAAATCTGGTAAAAGTTTACAACCTTTGATTTGTAAAAATCGAATATCAGACATTGTTTTTTGCCAGTGTATGTCATAGATAGCATGACTTACTTTAACAGTGTAAAGCTCGTCGGGTGTCATTTCTCGATCAGGAGCAAATGGCATATAGTAATATTCAACAGATTTGTTAGATTGTTTTAATTTTGACTTATCATTTGTAATCCAGTCAATATCATTTGGTTCTCTAAAATCAGCAAAATATTTTTTAATAAGTGATGATCCAAATAAATACATTATCTAAATAAGTTAATAGTTAAAGGTGATGCAGGTATGTAACCTGTTTTAATTTGTTCGCAAGCTAAAAAGTATAACTCTGCTATAACTTCTTTAGGTTGATTATTTGTTAGCTCGTTAATAAATCTAACAAATTCATTGTAAGGAAGTAAAAGCTTTTGTATTCTCTTTCTATCAAAAAAAGTTAGAATCGTGATAATCATTTCATATCTAATTATTTGATCACTTACTTTTAGTAGATGTGAGATTCTTTCATCTGATGAATTTTCAATGATGTATTTAGTTTCATCAAATGAAATATCACCGCTATTGAATTTTTTGTTCAATAGCGTAATATTTTCTAAGTCTTTTATTTGATTTTTATTTAACATTAAATTTTAGATAAGATAAATTGCTTCATTTCAGTAACTTCTGCTTTAGTAAAGCCAGAGCTTTCAATGTTACCTTCCCCAGTAGTTTCAATTTTAATTGTTGAGAATCCAAATAGTGGACATTCAATATTTACTGATGCAATTTTAGAAAAAGGAATTGTTTTTTCTTTTCCGCTAAAAAGTCCAGGTTGAGAAATAGTGATTGAACTTTCACCAATAATAATTTGATGAGAAAAAATCTTACTTGTTGAACTTGATAGTTTTGATGCTTTATAAATCTTCATATAAATAGTTTTATTTTTTGCAAATATAATAAAAATTAAAATAAGTTTTTTGTTTTATTTCTAATTTCTTGACAGAAATTTTTATCATCATTTAATTTTTTACCGTAAGATGGTATTATCTTAGTAAATTCATCAGTAAAATCTTCTGCGAAACATTTCTCAATTAAGTCAATCATAATTGATACTGCTGTCGAAGCACCCGGTGATGCACCTAGAAGGACTGCTAATGATCCATCAGATGATTTAATTACTTCTGTACCAAACTCTAAGATGCCTTTACCATTAGCATCTTTTTTAATTACTTGTACTCTTTGACCTGCGGTTTCTAAAATCCAATCTTTAGGATCAGCATTAGGTATAAATTCTCTTAAATAGTTAATTTTTTCTGACTTAGATTGTCTAACTTGATCAATTAGATATTTAGTTAAAGGAATATTACTTAGTCCTGCACTAACCATTGTGACAATATTATAAAGATTTATAGACTTAAATAAGTCAAAGTAAGAACCATTTTTTAGGAACTTGGTTGAAAATCCAGCATAAGGTCCAAATAGTAACTCTTTTTTACCATCAATATATCTTGTGTCTAAGTGTGGTACAGACATTGGTGGTGCACCAATTTGTGCTTTACTATAAACTTTAGTGCTGTGTTTCTCAATCACATCAGGGTTGATACATCTTAACCATTGACCACTAACTGGAAAACCTCCATAACCAACTCCTTCTTCGATACCAGATTTTTCTAAAAGGTGAATTGAAGCACCTAGCATTTTTTGTTATGTTGATTGGAATCATTTGCCAAAATTCAATTGATGACTTCAAAGGTAGTATCTATGATGATATTATCAGTATTTCTTTTTTAGGAAGTATATTTTTATCTATTATTTCAAATATTTTTCTTTCTTTTATAAAGAATTAAAATTTTTTATTACCTTTGTAAAAAATTTAGTTTTATGACAGAAAGTGAAAAATTCTTCAAAAATGTTATCAATGCAGTTTTATCTTTAGATATAGATACTCATGTTAATTCTATGAAAAGAGTTGATAAATATCTTAATGAAGATAATAGTAGGTATATTGAAAAAGGAGCTTCTATATTTGAACCTCAGTTTTTTGGAAAAGGATCAAAACAAGGATTTACCGTTTCTATAATTAAGGTAGATAAAAGCTTATTTACATCACATAAATATATTTGTATTGTTAAGATTGATAATGTATATGCTAGTCTTAATAGACTTTATTATGATAAAAAAGAGCATCAAAAAGATATTAAGTTGATGTTTGATCATTTAGTACAAAGAAATTTACTTTTAGAAGAAAGTCGTAGAGAAGAAAAGTTCAAAGAATATAATGGTAATTTATCTAAGTTTATAAATATTTCACAAGTTCGTGATGAAAAACTTAATGATTTATTATCGGATAAATAATTTTTATTTATCTTTGCAAAGAATTAAAAACAAATAATTAAAAAATAATATATAAGATATGAAAGTTACAAAAACAACATTACGAATCATTATGATTGACTTAACGAGTCAGTAGTGCTATTTTTGTACCTATACGAAACTACTAACCCTGTCAATCATTTTGACAGGGTTTTTTTTATTTATCAAAAATTAAAATTAATTATTATGAAAACAAAAGATACGTCCTGGTTGCAGGACAAAATACAAGATATAAAACGAAGAAAACGAAGATTAAAACTAATACAAGATCCAGAACTTGTTAAGAAAGGTAAAAAAGATCTAAAACGAGAATATAGAGCGAGTAAAAGATCAGAGAAAAACTTTCTTAAAGAGTGGATTAAAAATGAATTAAACGATGAAAACAAAGAATAGAATTAAAAATTTAAGAAGTATATCACCAGACTATCCAAGGATAGCTCATTTAGATAAATCTATATCAACTATGACTCACGATGATATTGTGACTGAGTCTAAGATAACTTTTCCTTTAACTGCTTGGGTTCAAGAAAAAGTTGATGGTGCTAATATGGGTGTTTCTTGGACTTCTGGTCCGATAGTAAGAAACAGAAATCATATTCTTAAAAAAGGATATATTGAAACCGATACACCTGCTAAATTACAATTTCGACCAGCTTGGAATTGGATTCATAAGCACGGTGCTGATATAAGAAAGTTGTCAGAATTATGCCATTCTCCAATTACAATTTATGGAGAGTGGATGTATGCTACTCACTCTATTTATTATGATAGATTACCAGATTTATTTTTAGCTTATGATATTTACATAGTAGAAGATAGAAAATTTGTAGCTCCTGATGTTTTTGAAGATTTGATGAAGCAAACTCAAATAGCTTACATCAAGTCAAGAAAGATTACATTAGATAGTATGCAAGATGTAGTTGATTTATCAGAAGCTAAGTCAGATTATAGAAATGGATTATCAGAAGGTATTGTAATTAAGTTATCCAATGGTAGATGGCAAACAGATTCTTTTAAGGTTGTTAATAAATTCTTTGAGAGAAGAAATGACTTTAATACTGAGTTATTAAAAAATAAAACAATCTAATATGAAACAATATCCAAGAATACCGTATTATGATGCCGGCTTGTTTGGTGAACAAGTTTACGCATTTGATAAAATTGATGGGACGAATGTTCGATTTTGTTGGAATCGAAAAAGAGGTTGGTATAAATTTGGAACAAGAAGCAATATGATTGATGAAAGACACGATCAATTTGGAGAAGCAGTTACTTTATTTTTAGATAAATATGGTGATGAACTACCAAAGGTTTTCCGAAAGGAATTCCCAAATGTTGATAATTTCGTTGTTTTTTGTGAATATGCCGGGGAAAATTCATTTGCTGGTTATCATATTGATGAGCCAAAAGATGTTATTCTTTTTGATGTAAATGTTTATAAGAAAGGAATTTTACCACCAAGAGATTTCATAAGAAAGTTTGGTCACTTACATATTCCGGAATTGATTTATCAAGGTGATTATAATATGGACTTAATAAGAGATGTGCGTGAAAATGTATATGACTTAAAAGAAGGTGTTATATGTAAAGGAAGTAGAAAGTCAAAAGGACAAGATTTAGTTTGGATGACAAAGATTAAAACTAACTTATGGTTAGAGCGAGTTAAAGATAAATTAGGAGAAATTGCTTTACTTGAAGAGGTAAATGGTAATAGAAATTTATTAATTTAGGATAAACAAAAGAGAGGTTTTTATCTCTCTTTTTTTATATATATAGTATTATGAGATATTTGAAGAGTTTTATTATTTTTGAAAATACGGATTATAGTTACTTGAAAGATGCAGATGCTTTAGATGATTTTATTAGAGAAGAGGTTAAGCCATATTTACCTGATGGTGTTATTATTAAGATTAGAAAGAAAGTTTGTAATTTGTCTGGGTTTATAAGAGAACTGATTATAAAGTTTAGAGAACCGAATAAAGAAAATTTTGCTAAATGTGAGATAATAGAGTTTAATGATATTTTGCCTGCGATTGAACATCTTAATAGTGTTCTTAAAGACTTTGAATTAGCTAAAATATCAAGAAACTTTAGCTATTTTAGCTACCCTGCAAATAATATTGATCGTCTAAAGAATACGGTAGACAAAATCTATACTTTTGAGTTTAAGCTTAAAAAGTTAGACACCAAAAAAGCAGATGTAAATGAGTATTTGACTGATGAGTTTTTTTTATGTTGTGTTGATAGAAATATAGAAGTTACAACTGGAGTTATTAATGGTCATTTAGCACTTAAAGCTCACTTAAATTATAATGGTAAGAATGTTAGATCTTTATCAGACCCTAAATTTGTTATGTATGATGATGACTTTTATTTGGAATTCTCAGATTCTGTTCATAAATTTGAAAAATTTTACAAGTTAAAATTAAGTAGAATAATTATAGAAGGTCAAAAGAAAGAGGATTTTTCCGGAACTAAAATGTTTAGAACTTTAGGAGAGTTTGAGGATTATCCAAAATTTGACTTAAAAGTAACTATGATAAGAATTTCATTTGAATTATGATGTATATAAAATGCTTTGAAAAATTTGAAGATGATTTAGGTGCTATAACTAAAAAGTATGGTAGGTCTTCCTATTTATCTACATCAACAAAAGATAGATTAAAACAACTCAGAATACCTATACATAAATTTGTTGAAACTTATGAAAAGGTAGAATTGATTAAAGGATTCAAAGAAGATAAAGATTTACTTGATAATTTATTAATTTCATTAAAAGATCACTTTTATGATTATCCAATTAGATTTGATGATGAAAGTTCACGATACGGTGATGGATATAGGGCTGATTTGTTTTATATAAATCCTTATATAAAGATATATAATAGATTTAAGTGTCTATGGAGTAGTGACAGCTTTAATGTTTATCCAGCTAGAAAAAGTACTGAGGATTTAGTTGTTGAAATTTTTAACGAGTTAAGAAAAGGTAAGCAAAAAAAATTAGATGAACCGTCAAGTCTTAGAAAAGGTGAAAGAGATTATGGGTCGAGAACTAGAATGATAAGATCAAGTGAGTTTGAAAGACCTGATATTTCGGTTGGTTTAAGTTTTAGACTTAATTATTTTTATATAGGTGAGCTTAGTGATTTTGGTTGGGGTGATGAAAATTATTGGGAACAAAGAAAGAAAAAAGACAAGATTGAAGAAGAGATACTAGAATACTTAAAAGATCACGTGATATATCGTTACTTTTATATGTTAGGTTATAAAAATATTGACTTTGATGTTAAAAGAGATTATTCTACTTCATCTTTTGAGGTAAAAATAAATAATATATGATATGTCAAAAATATAACCCTTAATTATTTATATATAAATAAAAATAATTATTTATGAAAGTATGTAAAACATGTAATGTTGAGAAAAGTATTGAAGATTTTCACAAAAAACAAAGTAGATGTAAAGAATGCTTAAAAGTTAAATATCTTGAAAATAAAGAAGAGATCTTAAAGAAAACAAATGAGTATTATCATTCAAACAAGGAGCTAAATAGAGAGAAGAGAAGAGAATATTATCATAAAAATAAAGAGATTTTAAGACCTAAAATGAATAAGTGGAAAAAGGATAATAAAGATAAGGTCAAAGAATCTAATAAACTATGGTATGAGGCCAATAAAGTTGATATATCAGTTAAGAGTAAAGCTTATAATAGTTTACCTGAAAATAAAATTAAGAGAAGAGAATATCATAAAAATAGAAAGGAGAATGATACTTTATATAAATTACGGGTTAATATAGTTTCATTAATAAGAGAGTCAATAAAAAGAAGAGATTTTATAAAGAAGTCAAAATCTATCGATATACTTGGTTGTTCATTTGATGAATTTAAGGTATATATAGAGTCAAAATTTGAACCTTGGATGAATTGGGATAATCATGGTTTATATAATGGTGAGTTAAACTATGGTTGGGATATAGATCATATTATACCTTTATCCTCTGCTACTACGGAGGAAGATATAATCAGATTAAATCACTATACTAACTTACAACCTTTATGTAGCTTTACAAATAGGTATATTAAAAAAGATAAATTATCATATTAATATATATAGTATGAAATATCTAATATTTTTTGAAAGTTTTGATGTTAAGGCACATTTAAGTAATAGGGGTATTGATCCTGAAAAAACTCAACTAATTATTGATGAGGATTCTGGTGATACTTTTTTCTTTCTATATAACTTATCAGGTCAAATGGTAGGTTATCAGAAGTACAATAGTGCATACGATAAGAAAGGACAAGATGCTAGAAAGATGGAAGACCCTAAAAAGACTAAATACTATAACTGGGTTGGTGATGAACCAGAAGGAAAAAAGATAGCAGTTTGGGGATTAGAATCTACAAGTTTTACAGATAAATACTTATTTATAACTGAAGGTATATTTGATATAGCAAGAGCACATCAAGCAGGTTATCCAGGTATTGCAGTTCTTTGTAATGATCCAAGTCCACAATTGGCTAATTGGTTAAAAACTTTACCACAAACTAAAATTGTTATTTATGATAATGACAAAGCTGGTGAAAAATTAAGAAAATTAGGAGATTACTCATTCTCTGTTGAAGGTGGTAAAGACCTAAATGATTTATCAGAAGAAGAAGCAAAAGAATTCTTAGATGATATTATAAATTCAATTGAAAACTAAATTTATAAACTCTATATAATAGGTATGAAAAAACCTGATGCTATTGTATGGAGTCCAGAAAATGGTTATGATGCTAAATTAAGATCATATCCTACCAACGTTGGTGCACCGTCTTTTAATTTACCTGACATTTCAAAAATCAAAAATCAATCTGCTAAAAAGATGTATGAGGTTTTTGATAGAGAAAGAATTGAACTCTTAGAAAAAGCTGAGAAATTATTAGAAGAGTATAACACTTCTATGATGATATGGGATTCTAAAATATCATTTGAACCTATAATAGGTAAAAAATATCATTTATATAATTTTGATGGTGTAAATACTTTATCACTTATAGCACCAAATGAATGGAATAAGAAAGATTTTTTTATAGGTAGTTTTATTCTAAATCATGATAATAAGTGGATAAAAATTTCTGAATAGTATTTGCAAGTAATAATTTTTCATGTATCTTTGTTATATGAAAAAAATACTCTTATTACTTACGGCATTTGTGTCACTGACCTTATCAGCACAAAAAGACACTAAAAATTTTACCCCTACTAACTGGGTAACTGACTTGGGTAACTTTTATACACCTGAGCAAGAAGCAAAATTAAATAGTCTTATCTCTGACTATGAAAAGAAAACATCAATTGAAATTGGTGTAATTACTACTGAGTCTTTAGATGGACAATCTATTGAAGAATTTGCAAGTGAGCAGTTTAACCGATTAGGTATCGGTAAAAAAGGAGCTGACAACGGTATTCTTGTTTGTTTTTCGTTGAAAGACCGCAAAAGTCGTGTTGAGGTAGGAAATGGTATGGAAGCATTTCTATCTGATGCTACTTCTTGGGATGCTTTGCAAGTTATTAAACCAGAGTTTTTATTATTAAATGCTATTCTATAGCTTTTTGTGTTACTTCTAAATTTTATTTCTTTATTGTAAGAAATAAAATTTGAGAAATTAACTAAATGTTGTTTATCTTTTTCAGACAAACATATTTCAAAGCTATTATCTTTAAGATAAGCATCTGCTATCAAAAATCCAAGCCAATAAAAGCTTTGTGGTGTTTCTGATAATAAATTATCTAACGAGTTTTCTCTTTTTGAGAAAATATCATTAAGTTTATGTTTTTTAGTAAATTGTGTTTTTTTAGTAGAACACTTTTTACACTTAGAGTTCTTCTTTCTTGCTGTATAAAAGTCACTTTTCCATCTATAATAGATTTTATTGTTACAGATTGGACAGTCTCGATATATTTGGTTTTCCATATTATATATATTATTTTCTTAATCTGGAAAACCTACTAATCTTGACTGTTTTCATCTTTTTATAAATTAGCGTTAGACTTAAATAGTCTCTCAGCCAATTCAATGTTTACTTCAAGTAAAAGTTGTACTAAAACCTCATTATCAGTTCCTTTGATTTCGGAAAAGTTATAATTTGATTTACCTTTTAATTGTTTAACAATTGATTTATTAGGAATACTTGGATTAGCTAATTGATGACTAATCGCCATGATTTCTGTGTCTGAGAGTGTTTCGAGTACTGATTTGAACATAACTTTATTATTTTATACAAAGATAGAAAATTATTTTGATTATTAAAATTATTTTTGATAATTATCCACCATATGCATCAATAACATATCCGTTCTTAACTCTAAAGTTGATTCTATCCATTCTAAGATCCATTGTTAGCATAAATGATTGACCATCTTGCTCAACAATTCTTACTGTGTAACCACCATCTTTGGCATACTGTGTAGCTTCTTCAAGTGTCTTACCTTCATACTCTCCTTTAGTAATCATTCCATTATTTCTAAGTGCCATAATTTTATATTTTTCTATTTATATTATTTATAACAAAAAGTCGAGATCTTTAATCTCGACTTTTTATTTTTGCTTTTTTCCAGTTTCTGGTCCAATGTTCATCTGTCTGAACATGATCTTTTCTAACCCATTTCATAACATTTTCAGCAAAGTCGTCATTATGAAACATACCTGCTGATCTTACTACAACACCTTCTATTTCACCACCTAATTCTGATTGTTTACTAACTAAATCGTCAACTAGTGATTTTAATTCTTTTACTGAGTTTACTACACCTTTGAAAAGTACTGGTACAGTTGGTATATCTAATAGATACGAATACTCTTCTACTTGTTGCCAAGGAATCCAAATATTATTATCTCTAACACCAAAGATATAGAAATATGATTCAAGGTTAGTATATTCTATACTATGTACTGCATAAAGACTTTCTCCAAAAACATATGTTTCATCATCTAGGTAATTACCTATAATAGAATGTAGTTTTTTTAGTTCAACATCCCAGGGATTTGTTGTAAATACTGCATGTGAACGTCCATATACTCCATCTTTTTTTATACAAGAGTTTGAACCATCCAATTTTTCAGTAATAACAATCTCTTTACACAATAGATAATTTACATCTTTGGATATTTTATCATCATTTGTTGAACCTGGAGACCAAGGTAAATGATAAGTTCTTGGGTATTTTGACATGATTTCTATTTTTTACAAATATATAGAGAAAAGTTTGAAAAAACAAGTTTTTCAGTTATCATATTTAATATATACTATATGAAAGAATGTCCTTTTTGTAATAAGATAGTAGGAAATGACCCACATATTTACTTTTGTAAAAGTAAAACAACTAATGATAAAAATGAGATAAAGTTTTTATACATAAGTAAGAATTTCCCACTTATATCTGATAAAGATAGTGTAATAGAAAATTATATAAATAATTTAAAAAGTTTACCAGATATTAAAAGAGAGTTTGGTATTGATTTTAAATCTTTTTTATTTCTTTTGGAATATCATAATATTCAAAAAAGGAATATATCAGAGAGTTCTAAACTTATTTCTGTTGATAAGTATAAAAAAACTTGTAAATTGAAGTATGGTGTTGATAATGTATCAAAAGTTGCTAGTGTGAAGGAGAGTAAGAAAAAAACATTTATGAGAAATTATGGTGTTGATAATATCTTTAGAGATACTGAATTTAAAAAGTGGGTAGCTGAGAATAATTTTGCTTGGAATAATTTAACTGAGGAAGAAAATAAATTAAGAGTTTTAAAACAGACTATCTCTATAAAAAAATATTGGAATAATTTAACAGATGAACAAAAGTATAAGTTATATGATTATAATGGAACTTCTAAGTTAGAGACTAAAATATCAGAGGTTTTAAATAGTCTATCAATATCATATACTACGCAGTTTCATATTAAAGGTAAGATATTTGATTTTAAAATATCTAATACTAATATACTTATTGAGGTTAATGGTGACTATTGGCATTGTAATCCTATTAAGTATAATATTGATGAAGTTGTTAAATTTCCTGGTGAGGTTCGAAAGGTTAAAGATGTTTGGAAAAAGGATAGTGATAAGAGGGAAAGGGTTGAAAAGATTGGATATAAAGTTATTTATATATGGGAAGATGAGATAAGAAAGACTAAAGATTTGAGCAAATTGGTATTATCTAAATTAAATATAGACTAATTTTTCAGTATATAATTTTTAATATATACAATATGAAGTATATTAAAGCATTTAATGAAGGTTTGCTTGATCAAAGTGAATTAGATAATATAAGAGATATATGTGACGGAACTTTAGCTTATTTATTTGACGAGGTAGATGGCTCAATAAATATAGATCCATATAAAGGAACATTATATAATTATATTGAGGTGAAAATTGTTTTTAGAAAAGGTAATACTTGGAATAGAATAGAAGATTATATCATGTCATTATATCAAAGATTAGATAATGACTATGATGTTAAACCAATAGTTAAGCTTTTCACTTTAGATAGTGATGCTGATAAGGAAATAAAGTATTATGATTTAGATAATTCTAAATTCACTGATATTTTAGGTAGAGAATTAAAATCTTTTGGTTATCTAAATAAATATGATATAAATAAAAATTTAATATATTCTGTTACTCTTAAAATTAGAGATAGATTTCATAAAAAAAGCCTTACTAAGTAAGGCTTTTTTTATTTTTGAAATTCGTCAAACTTCATAATTCTTGACTCAACAACAGTCTCTCTTCCAGATGTTGCGTTTCTTTCGATATTTTTCCATCTTTTGTTCAAGAACTCTAATTTCGCTTTGTCGATTTTACAGTTTCTATCTGAAATGTTTCCTTCATTAAACATATCAATCATTTGTTGCATACTTAATGTTGGATGTTTTTTATCAAACATTGGATCTGGATGTGACCAACCAAACTTAAACAACCAGTTTAACAAAGCCGCTTTGCTGTAATCTTTGTAATCATCAGTTGTTCCATTACCACTTCTTTTTGAAAGTTTTTTATTACCATCAAATAACAAACCAGCGTGGATAACTTTAGGAAATGCTTTAGAACCTTCAACCTCACAAATCATATCCCAGATTTTTCTTTGCTTAACCTCATTAGCAATGTGATCTACACCACGGATAATATGGGTAACATCGTAATCGTAATCGTCTAAGATTGAGCAAAAGTTGTAAGTAGGAAATCCGTTATTTCTTAAAATAACCATAGAATACTCTCCCATATCAATTTCGTAACCATTCTCGGTCTTAGTACCAATTTTCTCAGCAACTTCTTTATATCTATCTAATCTCTCAGATTGTCTGAAAGTTAAATCATAGTCTAATCCATAATCATGCATTTGATCATAGATATAATCTACCCACTCTTCTCTGTTTCTTTCTTGATCAGTATCATCAATTCTAAGAATGAATTTACCGTTATTAGCTCTTGCCATCAAATAATTTAATAGAGCTGTGCGAAGGGTTCCAAGATGAAAAAAGCCAGTCGGCGACGGCGCGACGCGTGTTACCATAATATTTTAATTATTTTTAGTTATATATTAATTTTTATTATGCAAATATACCACTTTTTTGAAAAAATAAAAACTTTTTTCACAAGGGGGTGTTATTTATTTTATATATAAATAATGAAAAACTATATTTATATTTTGAAAGACCCAGTATCTAATGAAATTAAATACGTTGGAAAAAGTAATAATCCTGATAATAGACTTAAAAGACATCTTAGTGAGTCTAATCTAGTTGAATCTTGGACTTCTAAAAATAAGTGGTTATTATCTTTAAGAAAAAATAATTTATTTCCAATAATGGAAATTATTGATTCAACTGAATTAGATAATATCAACGAGTTAGAGGTTTATTGGATAAAGTATTATCGTAATCTTGGTTTCAAATTAACTAATAGTACTGATGGTGGTGATGGTTTTGACTGGACTGGTAGGAGACATACCAACGAGTCTATCAAGCGGTTGAGATTATGTCATCCAAATAGGAAAGAGATTATTCAATTTGATTTAGCTAACAAAATAGTTAAAATTTATAATTCTATTCATGAATGTGAGTCTATTACTGGTTTAAGTCGTTCACATATAATTAAATGTTGTAAAAATGGTAAAAATAAAACCGTTGGTGGATTCTATTTTAGATATATCGATAATTACTTTCCTTGTATTAAATCAATGACTGAACCTGATATGATTTATATAAATTCTAAAATAGAGGAATTCAATTTATCAAAACCGACTTATATAACTAAAAAAGAAAAATTAAGAAATAAATTAAAAGAGTCTGTTAAATCTAAGAAAAAGTCGATAATACATTATGATTTAGATGGTAATATATTAGGTAGATACGAATCTATGAGTGAGGCTAGGAATTATACTGGATGTCACATCGGGTTAATCTCTAATTGTTGTAATAAAAAGAGTTATTATACAGTAAATAGCACTACTTTTAGATATGAGGGTGATGTATTTGATTATAAGCCTTATAATGTTAGTATTCAAGTTAATAGTAAAAGGGTATGTAAGTATGATTTAGATGGTAAACTAGTTGAGATATATGATTCGATCAAGCAAGCTATGAGAAATAATGGTATAACTAGTGATTCTAACATAGTATCTTGTTGTAAAAAGAAAACTAATAAGAAAACAGGTAAATTTATTAAAGTTAAAGGATTTACATATAGATACTTTGACGAAACAGAAGGTAGAGATTTAATATAAAAAGCCACTTAATCAGTGGCTTTTTTATTTTATGATTTATAAAAATCTCCTTTTTCTTCAACATATTTAAGTCTTGTTTCCTCAGCTTGTTTTCTTAACTTAACATATTCTTTTCTTAAAAGTTGAATTTGTTGTTCTTTTTTACTTGTTTCTAAGACAACTTTGAAATCGATTATATTTTTTAGTTTTAAGTACCAGAAGAAGTTATTAAAAGATTTTTGTCCTCTTTTTTTATTGATTACAAAAATTCTTCTTGCTAATTTTTTTCTTCCTGATTGTGTTAAGTGATCAATCTTAAAGTTTATAAACTCTAAGTGTGATTGTTCTTCACCATCTACTTTTATTACATATTTTTTATTTTTTGCAACCTCTGTTGCTAAAACCATTATATCTTTAAGGTTTTTGTTTAATTCGTTTACTTTTGTTTCCATAATTTTTATATTTTTTTTTAGTTATTATTTTTTTATTGACCTAAGAAAAAATATAAAAGTTGGACCTCTGATTACAATCTATCTCATATTATTATTATTTTTTGAATTCTGTAAATTTTTTAATTTTGAAAATTCTTCTAACATTTTCTAATTTAGCTTTTATATCAGTAAGAAGTTGTGTTTGTTCTTTATTAAGATCAAGTTTTTCAACTGCATCCACAATAGCACAAGTTTCTCTGTAATAGTTATTTCTAAATCTTTCAGAAGCTGTGAAAGCGTCTGCAATATTATTAAATCTATCTGATAGCTTAACTGTTAAAGCATTTTCTGACATGTGAGTCATTTTGTAAATAAGGTAGTCCATTTTACTACCACCCCATTTATGTTTAATTTCATCTGTATCTGATGTTAATTCTAAAACTATATCAGCAATTTCTTTTCCAAAGATTTCTTTGATTTCTGCATAACCTTCCCATTTGTTTTCAAAGCAATCTTCAATTACATCATGTAAAAGCGCAGCTACCAAAACAACAACGTTGGTTGTATAGAGCTTACAAGTTCCATTTACTTTTTGCACGTGAGCATCAAAGTAAGGCTGACCTGTAAATTTTCTTACTTGTCCTTCGTGTTTTGCTTTAGCATAATCCCATGCTAATTTTTCTAGTTTTGTTATAGGTGCGTTCGCCATAATCCTTTTCTTTTTATATATTACAAATATAATATTATTTTTTCAATATCCACTCATAATAACCTTCTTTTTTGTTATTATCTACTCTTTCCCATAGTCCTGAATTTTGTACTGAGTCTGTCATATGTATATTAGAACCGAGTGGTTTTCCATTTTCATCGTAGATTTTCCAGGTATAATAGATATGCATACCTCTTTCAGTATCTACTCTTTTATCTTGAAACCAAGTCCATCCTTTTTTCGCATTTTCAATCATTTCATTTTTTCCTTGTTCAAAAAACCTTTGATCTATCTCTTCATTTGAGTCAAATGCTTCTTTTGCTTTATCTATGATTCTTTGCTCTCTTTCATTTTTAATAACATAGCCTAACTCAAACTTAAATTTTTTCTCCATTTCTTCCCATTTCATACCTCTTTGGTATCTATTTTCTACATAATCCCATACTTCTTCGCAATAAATATCGACTTTATATCCTTTGGTAGAATAAACATATTCATCATTTTCGTTTATGTATGCGTACGGACCATCCCAATATCCTTCTTTTGCTACTGCAAATTTTGGAATACCACCTTCCATTCTGATGTGACCATTTCCTTCTGGGTCAGCTTCTTGTAAAATCTTAATAAATTCTTTTGTTGTCATAATTAATTTTTATTTTTTAATAAAGTAAGCACTTGCTTTCCTCTTTTATCGATTTGTTTATATTTTATCTTAAATGATTGACTTTCAATACCACCAAACATACTTGCGTTTGCGTGTAATTCACAAAGTGCAGTAACTAATAAGGTTAAAACTGTTTGTATTGAATTATTCTTAACAAAATCTTCTACTTCATTTGCTTTGATGGTATGAAATACCATATCCTTTAAGATTAAGTCTGCGACAATCTTATTGTTAGAAATTTTGTTATAAGTATCAAATGAAACTTGTGCGTGGTTTGGAAAATGTCTTTTACCTTCTTCATCAATCATAATACAGTAAGGTTTACCACAATCATGCATTACTTGATATTCAGTAATATCTTTTTCTGAGTGTAAATTACTCATAATAAAGTCTCTATTATCAGTAAACCAAGTTGGTAGTTTCCAATTCTCGGTTTTATTATCTGATAAATCTTTGAAGTGTTTAGCTACAGAGAGGCCGTGTTCTAATACATTTTGTGTATTAGTTTGCGGAGTATTGATCATATCAGATATGACTTTATTGAAAGATGATTTTTTAGGTTTACCTAAAAGTGGAAGGTATGAAACTTTCTTTCTGACATCTTTATCTGCATATAAACAAATAGATGTAAGTTCATCATTTAAGTCGGGTTCGTAAAATTTTGTAACAGGAGTTAATTTAGATAACTTTTGATATAAAGCATCTAATTCTTTTTTATTGTTTACTTGTAAACAAATGATTGAGTTGGAATTTTGTTTCCAATCATTAAATTGTTGAGGAAATTCGTGTGCAAAGTCTGCAACTGAATGACAACTTTGTTGACTCTGATAACCATAACTAAGATCTGATCTTGTTATAACCATCATTTTTGTTTTCTCTTGTTTGTTTTTAATCTAAGTCATTTTTATATAATTTTTAATTTTTTCTAATTTTTTTCAATATTATCGGAATATTTTATTCTAAATAATTTTATATTATTATTTTTACAATATTTATTTTTAATATTATCTCTCTTTTTTGAAATATGTAGTGCCTCGTTTCCTCCAAAATAATCAACTGCCTCATAGTGTTGCCTACCATCGTACTCTATACATATATTGTATTCATTTAGATAAAAGTCAAATTTTAATTTTGATTTATAGATACAATCATCAAATGTTTTATTTCTTATAAATTTTATATTACTATTAGATAGGTATTTATCTATGAATATTTCACCTTTTGAATCGCTACACTTCTTACACCCAAATCCTTTTAGATGATGATAAGGTGATTGAGTAAATTCTCCATGTTTTGGACAAACTATTGTAACTTTTACACTATTATTTATAAAAATAGTTTTATCATAATTATATTTATTACTATGTATATCTTTTGCAATTTCTATAAACTCTGATTTTGTTTTATTATAATTATTTGAGCACTTTGAGCATCCTATACCTTTTATATGATGTAGTGGAAGTTGTTCAAAGTTTCCATGTTCTGGGCAAGTTATGATAATTTTGGTATTTGTGTTTATATAAATGGAATTTTGGTATTTGTACTTATTTTTATGTATTTTATTAGATTCATTTATAAAATTTTCTAAACCCTTTGAGGATGAAGTACTTCTTTTCTCATTACCACACTTTGGACAACCACATCCTTTTAAGTAATGATTCTTAGGGCTTTGAGTGAAATTTCCATGTATAGGACAAGTTATAATAATTTTGGTATTATTATTTATATAATTAGAATACTCGTATGAGTAAAAGTTATTATGTTTTATTGATGACTTTTCAATAAATATCTGTAGTTTTTTATTTTCCATATTATATATATTAAAAAATAAAAATGGTTTGTTGTGGTTAGTAACCTTAATCTACATCATAATTTTGTTTTTTTTATTTATATATTAGTTATTTGTGATCCCACCAGGATTCGAACCCGATAACGCTGGGTTTAGAAGCCAGCTCACCACCAAGGTGATTACGTTGAAGGACCATTTCTTTAATTGTTATACAAAGATACAACTATTTTTTATACCACCAAATTTTATTCTTGTTTTTTTAGATCATCAATTGCATATTGTTCTAAAATAGATGGATTGTGAATCCATTCTTTCCAAACATCAAAATCTTTTAATCGCTCGAATGTTTCTTTTGGAATTAAAACAAATCCATCTGGTGCTACTGCACCAAATTTATGATAGTGAGCGTTTTTTATTTTTTCTTTTATTTGTTCTTCTTTTGTTTTCATCAATTTGTTCTAAACTTACTTTTTTATAACTAATTATCTTTTTATAAAATTTTGGGGACAATTTATATATCAGACTTTCTATTTTTCCTAAAAAAATATTTTTCCAGCTACCTACATTACATAGAGCACAATCATTTTTGTATTCTTGGTGTGCACTACAAATAGAGTGCCATTTTTTCTTAAAAATAAAAAATCCTTTATCTTTCATATAATATTTATCTAAAAACTTATTAATTCTTTTGTCTAACTCTTTATTCCCAGAATTAAATTTTTTATTTCTATATACTGACATTTTTATTTATATAAAAAATGGACTTAATAGTTTAATATATACATTATGAAGTATATTAAAACAGTTGATGAGTATTCTATAAATGAAGAATTGGAATTCAAAATGAGTTGGAGAGGATTTTTATTAGGTATATGTATTGTTGCTGCTTATAGGCACTATTTTCCTGCTAAGAAAAATCTCACTTTAGGTGAAATGAATAGAATTGTTGCTGATGTTGATAACAAACCCACATTAAAAGAAAAAATTGCTATTGATGCTATAAAAAATAGCTTAATATCAGATCTTAAGCAAGATAAGAAAATCTCAGATGATGAAAGAAAGAAGCTAATAGATGGTATTAATACTATACCTTTTGTCTTAGTTGATACTGATACTATCCAACTAATTACTGGAAGGGATGCACTTGGTTGTTATTTTGGTTACTTGGATAATTTCAAGAATCTAATGACAGTAATATTAGTTGATAGGGAAAGAATTAAATTAGGTACTGATTTTGATGAGGTTATACTACATGAGTTAAGACATTTAGTTGATGATTTATTGGTTGATGGTAGAAAAGAATACAGTGAATTATCAAATATTGTTGATATATTAGACAAGGATATTGTTTTGAGGAATGAAGCAGGAGAGAGAAAGATAAGAAAAAAGATAAATGATTATATTGACGTAATGGTTAAAAAAACCGGTAGAGAAAATGATCCAAAGACTCAGGAAATTGGTCAAAGACTAAAAGATCAATATTTTGATATTATTTTTTTAGATAAAGATAAAATGAATTATTTAACATCATCATCGGAGATATATGCAAGATTTCATGGATTAAAAAGATGGATGATAAAAAATGGTTATCTAAAAGATATGAATAGTGAAATAACACAAGATATTATTGTTAAAATGATGCAAAATGAGCAATTGTTGGATGTAAATATTATCAGAAAAGACTTCTTCCAATTATTATTTTATATGGATGTTGATTTTATAGGTAAAACGAAAAGTGATGTATCTAAACTAAACTCAATTGTAACAAATTATAGAGATTATATATCAAATGAAAAACCCGCTTAAAAGCGGATTTTTTCTTTTATAGCAGGCATATAAATTTCAATCAAATCGATCAATTCTTTTTTACATTCTAAAGTCAATGATTTACTTTTATTTTGATTCATCAAAATCATAAATGAACTAACAACTTTATTAAACTTAAAAGCTTCTGTATAGTCAAATATAGTTTTCTTAAATACTTCTATGTCAATAGTTTCCTCACCAGTTTTTTCCAACCAAGTTTTCATTCGATTAATAAATCGTCTAATACCAATTATATTTTCATCTGACCAAGAACCACCATCAAAATAGTGACCAATAAACATCAAGTAAAATCTAATTTCATCTGAGTCATAACCATCCAAACTTACTACATTATCTTTTGACTTAGACATTTTTTCACCATTATTCAATATCATTCCTTGGTGTATCAATTTAGTAATAGGTTCCTCAAAATCAATAAAACCTATATCATACAAAAACATTGTAATAAATCTAATGTAGATCAAATGCATACAAGCATGTTCTGATCCACCAATATACAAATCTGCTGGTTTTGGTTTAATACCTTTCATCAAACAATAAACAATAGTATAGATAGAACTATCTACAAAAGTGTCCATTGTATCGGTCTCACCTTCAATTGGAATAGGACAACCCCAATTTCTTTGTCTTGATACGCACCAATCATGTTGATTTTCCAACCAATTTCTTTGAGCTTTTATCGTTGATTCCGGAAAATCGATTTTATCCAAATTAGCAATCAATCTTTCTTTATAATCAGTAATTCTAAAATACCATTGATTCAAAATTTTCTTTTCAACTTGATTTGAGCATCTATCACATTTACCATCTTTTACTTGCTCTCTTGCCAAGACGGTTTCGCAACTATTACAAAAGTCAACTTCACCATCTTTTTTATAAGCCAATCCTTTATCATACAATTGCTTAAACAACCACTGTGTCCATTTAATGTATTCAGCATCTGAAGTAATCAACATTTCCTCATATTGAGTATTCATGTTTTTCATTTGCTGTCTAAAGTTTTCTATATTTTCATAGGTAACTTCTCTTGGATCCCTACCTACTTTTTTCGCATAGTTTTCTGCAGGCAATCCAAAAGCATCATAACCAAAAGGTTGAAAAACGTTAAATCCTTGATAACGCTTATATCTACAATAACTATCTACAATAGCATAGTTATACCAATGACCACAATGCAATCCTGACCCTGATGGGTAAGGAAACATTGGAGTTATATACAAATTTTTTTGATCCATTTTTTTACTTTATCTTTAAGTGTTGGTTTTAGTAAAGTTTGTAGCTTTTTATCTCTTTTGTCTATCTTTTCTTGTTGCTTACAATCGTCACATATACTTGGTCCGCTTACAAACCAAATTTCTCCTGTTTGGTTATTCATTTTAATATCTTCTCTGGTAGAAGGTGTAAATCTTTTACTACATTTCTCACAATCAAAATCAATCATCATTATATTGTGTATTTTTTTGTCATATCTGTACCAGCAAATTGTTCAATTTTGCGAATAGCAGATGATGATATATGTTCATATTCTTTATCACAGGTTAGATAAATAACATTTATATCTTTCTTAAAATCACTTATAAATCTAAATTGATTTACTTCATAATCTAAGTCAGTACCGTTTCGTAATCCTCTAATTATAATTACTTTACAACCTTCTTTCTCATAATCTTCAACAAGTTCATGTAGAAATTTATTGTAAGTTATAACTGGTCGATTGAGTCGCTTTTCTATTTCTTTTGGGTCTTCTCTTTCGGGGTAGTTTTTATCTGGATTTATACCAATAGCAACTATGACATTTCCTTTACCAAAAATGCGCTCAGCTTTTTCAATGATGTTTAGGTGTCCAATATGCATTTTGTTAAATGAGCCGGGATAAATTGCTATTGTTCTCATAATTCTTTTTGTATTATATAATTAAAATAATGATGTCCTCTATGAAAAGGTTGATAATTATAACAAAATTAAGAAAAAATTTTTACTATTCCAAACTTGCTAAGTATCTTTCAGCATCTAATGCTGCCATACAACCAGTACCTGCCGCAGTAATAGCTTGTCTATAAACATTATCTGCTACGTCACCGGCTGCAAAAACACCTGGTATATTAGTTTTAGTTGTTCCTTTTTCAGTAACGATATATCCAGTTGAATCTAATGTTAAATAATCCTTAAATATATCTGTATTTGGCTTATGACCAATTGCTAAAAAGAATCCTGTTGCTGGTATCTCAGTTACTTCTTCTGTTAAGGTATTTTTAACTCTGATTTTAGTAACAACTTGACCGTCTCCAACAACTTCTTCGGTTACCGTGTTCATAAGTATTTCAATGTTTTCCGTATTTTTAACTCTATCAACCATAATTTTAGAAGCTCTAAAATCACTTCTTACTAACATAGTTACTTTTTTACATATTTTAGATAAATAGTGTGCTTCTTCACAAGCTGAGTCTCCAGCACCAACTACTACAACATTTTGATTTCTATAAAAGAATCCATCACAGATAGCACATGCAGAAACACCACCACCTAATTCTAAGTATTTTTGTTCTCCTTTTACACCAGAGTATTTTGCAGTAGCTCCAGTTGATATAATTACGGTATCAGCTTCGATTTGATGATCGTGATTGATTGTAATTATTTTTTTATCTGTTGAAAAATCTACTTTCGTTACCAAATTATTTCGTATGTCTGTACCAAATCTTTTAGCTTGTTCTTCCATGTTATTCATAAGATCAATACCTTTTATACCATTTATAAAAGCTGGGTAATTTTCAACATCATTGGTTGTTGTTAGCTGTCCACCAGGTTGCATTCCTTGATATAAAACAGGTTTCATATTTGCTCTTGCTGCATAAATTGCAGCGGTATACCCTGCAGGTCCTGATCCTATAATAATACATTTAACTTTTTCCATAATATTTATATAATTATTACTATATTTGTTTTATGAATGCAACCAAAAAGTTAAGAGAATTAGGATTTACTAAGATACCTTTTCATAAGCCAAATCCATATAATGATGGAGAAGCTATGATACTGGATGATCATACTACTAAGCATGTAATTGATAATAAGACAGGTAGGTATGTTCAGGTAAAAGAAAAAAAGATACATCCAAAACAAGATTCACATTGGAAATTGGTATTTAATGAACAATATATAATTTGGATTATGGTTAGTAATAATGTAGTTGATAAGGTTTATTTACAAGATAATTTTAATAAAACTAAGAAAACTGCATATGGATTCTCGTTAAGAAATGACTTAACAGAGTTATATAATTTTAATGGTAGTTTTGGTACATCCACTAAGATAGTTAGTAAAAAACAAATTATAAACTTATTACCATTAAGTATTAAAAGAGATTTTATAATAAAAGATTTATTCAAATGAAAGAATATAAGCCAATAATAATAGATCATCTTGATCTGATAGGTGATAAAACATATTTAGATGATGAAACATTATCGTCTTATCATGTTATGGCTTATAGATTAAAGAAGTTAGCTAAGAAAAATATGAGAAAAGTTAAACGAATAGAAAAAATAAAAAGAATATGCCTGAAGGACCAGAATTAAAAGATATAGCTTATATAAGAGATCAAAAAATTGATAAATTATTAAACGATAAATAAAAAGAGAGACTTTCGTCTCTCTTTTTTTATTCTACTCCTTGCATTAGCTCAAATGCTTGTTCTTTTATTTGTTTTTGTAATAACTCCATAGCTCTTGCTAATCTTGTTAAACCAATTCCAGCACCATATCTTGGGAAAAAGTCGTGTGATAAAAAGTCATTTAATTCTTTAACAACTCTTTCTTCTCCAAATAAGTCAAATAGTTTTTTAGCGTAACCACCATTTTCGATAGTATAGAACATTTCTCTCATTTTCTCAACATCACAACTTCTTTCAGCAGAACCAATAGTTTCTTGACCGAATAAAATAACATCTACCTTATTAAAAATGTTATCTTGGTTGTGTTTCATATTCCAAAATGGATTTGTTCTAATTGGAAAGTTTTGTAAAGAAACACAATGTCCTAATTCTTTCCACATTCTTGCTTCGTGTTCGTTCTCAAGAATTTCCACTCCACCATATTCTTGACATAAATCATCATAGTTTCTTTCTACTGGTGAACCAAAACCTAAATAAACTAAAAGTTCATGTTCTAATTTTAGAAGATCTTCCATTGTTCCTTTTGACTCAAACTCAAACATAGGAAAAATAGTTTCATGTCTTCCTTCGATAGGATTTTTTTCAGCACGGTAAGATGTAGTTATACAAAATACTCCTTCCCATTCTGGATTTTTTAATAATTCATGTTCTAACCACATTTGTCCTGTTTGTGGTAAAGGCCATACTTGATTGTTCCATTGATAAGTTTCAACAGAGTGAGGATTTTCACAAGCTGCTAAGATTGATAATCTTGGTTGAGCTGGAACCTCGATGAAATTTTTTGACAAAAAAAATTCTCTTAGTTTCTGAACTAGAGAATGATACATTAAAGTGTTACGCATAAGAAATTTTTTTTTTGAGTCAATTAAAAATTGTCTCAAATGTTAGTTATTATTAAATTCTAGATATATATAAAAAAATTACCTTTTGTTTAGGTAATTTTTATTTTTTATATTCCAATTTCATTTAGTTTATTTTCTCTATACATTGGCATAAATACTTCTTCAAGAATAGTTAGGCTTTTTCTTTCTGAATCTGTTAGACTTGAAACTTTATATCTTAAGCTACTACCCGTATTTCTTTTGTTATTTAGTTCTTCGTAGATGTTTTTTATTTCTTCAATATCAATATCTTGATATTCACTTTCAATAACTATATCTTGTATATTATAATTTTGATGATAAATTTCTTGTGTGAATTCTTTTGATATTTGTTTACTTACTCTAATAAATTTTTGCTTACTTGTTTGATATATTACAACATTTAGTTGATCTTTTGACTCGTTTGTTAAAATTTCTGCTTTTATTAGCGTAAGTTCATCCATTTTTATTAATTATTTTTTGTTTTATATATTTATATATTAATATATAATATGCTATGATAGTTAAAAGTTTTAATAATTTTATTAATGAAAATATGGATCAAGCAAAATCCATAATTTCTAAGAAGATGAAAGCGTTTGAGAAGCTTAAAGATCTTCTATCTAAAAACATGGGATATATTGGTAAGTTTACTGAATATCTAATGTCAGAGAATATATCGTATGAGCAGTTAGAAGAATTATATAAAAAGATAATAGATCTAAAGTCTAAAAATGTTACGTTAGATATATCTAAATTAACTTATGAAAAAGCTTTAGATAAAGCTCAAGACTCATATAATGATTTATCAGTTAATTCATTAATTAGTAAATTTCCTTCTTTACAAAAAAGTTTAGCAAGAGAAGCTATAAAAAATAATAGTTCAAACTTTAATATTTTATTAAAGGTATCTAAAAAAGATAACTTAGAAGCTTTTATTAGTAAAGTAGCAAGATATAAAAGTAAAGAACAATTATTAGATGCTCTCAAACTTTTCTCAAAAGATGCTAAAAATGATAGAGAATATGTTAAATCTATTTTACCTGAACTTAAAAGTAAAATAGTATTTGAGAATGATGAGATTATGATTGTTTATGTTCCTAAACATGAAGATATAAAAGTATTAGGATCTGATACTTCTTGGTGTATTGTTGGTGGTATGTGGAGTAGATATACGACCGGTAGATACCAATACATACTTTATAATTATGACTTAGATGAGTATAATCCACTATTTAAGATTGGATTCACTCTAAATCCGAATGGTTCTGTTCATGCAGCACACGATATATTAGATGGTTCTTGTTCTCAGGTATTAGAAGCTATTTTAGCTAAAAATAATATAACTAAGATAAATTTAATTACTGGTTTAGGTGATATAGAAGGAGCTGTTAAAAAAATTGAGGTTAAAGATATAAAAGCTAATACTTCAATAGCATCTATTGAACTACTAATTAATTCTTCTGATAAAGAAACTTTAGCTTTAATTGTTAAGAAATTATTACAAGTTTATAAATGGAGTAAAACTTTAGGATTTGAAAGAAGTGTAAGTGATGGTAGAAAGAATCTATTAATAAAATCAGTAAAACAATTATTTGCAGGTGTTGATTTAATTGATCGTGAAAAGTGTAATGCTGTTGATGAATCTTTATTCTCATTTGTTAATTATTATAAGGGAAGTTTTACCAATTTCTTTAACAAAGACTTCTTTAGTTGGAGTCTACCAGCTAATGTATTATTAAAAGTTATTGATAAGTGGAGCGATGAAACAATTATAAAAGGTGCAGTTTACTCATCTGATTTGATGGTTAGTGGTTATATAGATTATACCAAACCAATTGACGATTCTAAATTTAGAAAAGGTATAGAAGCTACTAAAAAATTATCAGATAGGTTAAATAAAATCTATAAAGATAAATCATATTTAGAATATGAAGGTAAAATAAATTTGAATCCATTTTTTAGTAGAATAGTTTTCTTAAATTATGTTTTAGGTAGACCAGAAGCTTGTCCTAAAGAATTACTAAAGTATGCTAATAATAATTCATATCCAGGATTATTTGATAAAGAAATTGATATAAGTGGTCAAACTATTTTAGGATCATATGTAAATGATTATCCAATTGAAAGTATTAAGAAGAAAGATTATCAAGATGCTTATATAAATATAGGAGATTGGAGAACATTTATTAGATTTATCCCAAGAATACTTAGACATCTTAATGGCTATAAGTTAGTATTTAAGATAGGTAAAAATAGTTTGAGAGATATTGCAACTCGTGGAAGCTATGGAACAATTCCTGAGACGGATATTATTTACTTAAAAAAGATGCAGGATATAATGCGTAAGTTCCCTCAAAGATTAGTAAAAGGTAAAAAAGTTACAGAAGGTAACATAACAATAGAAGTAGTTTAATATGAAATTTTTAAGATTATATGAAGCGTGGGTCAAAAGTGGACCGAGATATATACCAAGTGGTGCTAAATTTAAGAGTAAAGATCCTAATGATGATGCTATTTATAAAGTAATTGGTTCGGGAGAAACCACATTATCTTATAATAGTGATAAAGATCCTGAGGTTAAAAGAGATAAGATTTATAACTTCTTAAAGAATTATGATGAGATATTAGAGCCATTATTAGAACCTAATACTGAAGATACTATTCCAGAAGTTGGTTCTAGATGGATTAATAAAGAAAATAATATTGCTATTGTACATAGAATAAATAACAATTTATTATATTTTTATTTATTAAATGATCCTAGTAATCTTATATCAATGTATATAAGAGAATTTTTATGTAAGTTTATTCCTAAAGATAAAGATATTTATAGAGATGATATAGAGCTTGACTTTAATAAATCAGTTTATATTGCAGATGAAAAAGCTATAATAGGTGCTTTTTACATTAAAAAAGAGACTGATAAAGCTTATGAAATATTAAATATAAAAGAATATCAAAGAGATAGTGTTTTTATGGATGGTGCAGACCCTTATTCTGTTTCTATACATACTACTTTTCTACCTAAGTCTCAGTGTAAAATAATAAAACCGGTTGAAAGTAAAGAAGGATTTTTTTATATAAAAGTTCCTTATTGGTTATATAAAGAAAAGACTGATCTTCAAATAAAAAGATTACCGGTTAGACTTAAAAGAATTTCTATTAAAAATGATGATTATAATAAAAAAGATTTTCTTAAAATGTTTGGCAATCCTCATGTAATTAAATATTTCCAAGGTTCAAATCCTGATAAATTAACTAATCAACATATTGAGTCTTATGCTAAGCATGGAAATCTTTCATAGATCATAAAGTTGAAATCATATTGGTGTTTTTCATCTTTATCATGAAATTCTACTGAATTTAATATCCATTCACTTCCTATTTCTGGAAAGAAAGTATCTGCATCATCAATTGTAGTATTTACTTTTGTAATATCAATTCTATCTAATAGATGCATACTTTGTTTGTATATTTGACCACCACCAATAATAAATACGTCTTCTCCTTTTGTAAATTCAATAGCTTGTTCAATTGTTTTGAAAGTAAAACAATTTTCAGGTACTTGATAATTTTCTTGATTTGTTATAATTAAGTGAGTTCTATCTGGAAGAGGTTTTGGGAAAGTCTCAAATGTTTTTCTACCCATTAAGATAAAGTTACCTGATGTAACTTGTTTGAATCTTTTGAAGTCATCTGGTAAGTGCCAACACAAATCATTATTTCTACCAATTGCCCAATTATTAGAAGCTGCTACTATTGCTGTAATCATTAAATATAGTTTTTCTTTTTATATTTAATAATCTATAAAAGTTTATTGACACTCGTAGCAGTCTCTTCTTCCTCTACCACCACATTCATCACACTCTTGCTCACCAGAGCCATCACAACGTGAACATTCATATTCACCAGTTCCATCACAATTTGAACACTCTTCTCTACCTGATCCATCGCAACGATTACAATTTCTGGTTCCTTCACCGTCACAAGTAGTACAAGTTTCTCCATCAACTTCACCAGTTCCATCACAAGTTGAACAATCTTCTACACCTTCTCCATCACAGTAACCACAATCAACTTGACCACCACCGCTACAGTCATAACATTCTACATTACCGCTGCCGTGACATCTGTAACAACTTTCTACACCACTTCCGCTACATTCACCACATTCAATTTCACCAGATCCACCACATTCGTCACAAGAACCGTTGCCACCAGAAGTATCTGTTAGTTCATAATCGTATGAGTTAGAGGTACCATTATAAAGATAACCTGCTGTATCGTAGTACTTGAAGCTATCCATATAAGGATAGTATCTCATACCATTCCATTTTAGTTTAATTTCTGCTTTGCTTTCATCATAACTTAATTCATTACCATTAAACATTAAGGTCATATCACTATATGTTTGATATTTTTTATAATTAAATCCTTTCTCAATTGCAAATTCCTTAAATAAGGTTTCATCAGCAGAATTTATAACATAAACTCTATCCATTATTTTTCTACCTTGTACATCAGTCCAAAGTAATGCTCTTCCGATTATTTTACTTTCATCGTCTTTAGCTTTAAGTATGATTAGTTGACATACTTCTGGATTTTTAACATATATATCTAAATAAGGTTGACATTTATCATATCTCATACAAGAACCACCTAATGTACCTGCAATTTTATAATAATTATCTGCTAAGTACCAATATCTTATTTGTTCCTCTTTAACTATTTCAAATCTACTAAATACATCTTTTTCTTTTTGAATAGTTGCTTTATACTTATTAACAAAATCTTCAATTTGTCTATCTGTAAATTCTATATCAGCTTTTCTTAATATAGCTCTAAGAAATCTACCAACATTCATATCAGATTTTGTTAGTTTATTTATATCATATTCAATACCTCTATGAGCTATGAAGTTTTGATACTCTTTATTATTTACTTCCCAAGTAATAAGACAAAATGGAATTGTTTTCATTTTTCTTCCATAAATCTTATCTATTTCTTCTTGTTTTAGATTTTTAATTTTAACTTCTTCACCTGTTCGTGGATAACCTTCCTCACCTAATGGATAAGTTCCTTCCTCTTTTGCTTTTTCGAACATACCAGAATAAACTTCATCTGGATTTTTTACTTTAGCAGGTGCTCTTTTAATTCTATCTTCTGGTATAAAGAAAATCTTATCTTCCTTATCTAAATCAAATGTGATATGATTAGTGTTTACATCTACTTCTTTTCCTTGTAAAGAAAGTAATTTGTCTTTTAGTTCACTACCTTTTATAAGGTTTAGTAAGTCAACAAATTTTTTATCAAATACTATATTTGCTTCGAGTAGTAACTGTAATTGACTTTCATTAATAAAGTCAGCATATTTATTTAAGTTTCTCATAAATGTATATATTAAAAAAAGATTTATAGAAATTAATTTTAATATATATATTTATGAAATATATCAAATTTTTTGAAGAAGCAAATATTAATCTTTTAGAATTAGATAAGCTTAAAGGTGTTGATACAAGAGGACAAATATTAGTTAATAAATTATCATCTAATGAGCCTAAATTAGATTTTAATAAAGGCGAACAACTAGTTAATCTAATGTTAAATATGGATGACGAGTGGGTTATTCCAAGTATTGCAATTCAAGATATTCTAACAAATGGTTCTTATGATTCTGATAAAGCTAAACAATTATTCTTGAAAAACAATAGATATAAAGACGTTTTTAAGTCTGGTACTGATACTTATAAACTAAATCAAGTAAAGAAAACTCCAGATTTTGGATCTTCTGGTCCTGGTATTTTAACTAAAAAGTATGAGATAATACAGTCATTATTTATTGCATATAAGATTACTTACCCTAATTTAGATCTAACAACTTCTAATATATCAAGCTTTCTACAAGATTATAAACAACAAAAAAGTGATAATGCTAAAAAAGGTGTTCTTAAAAGAATCGGATTACATATAGATATAGATGTGATTAGTGATGAAGATATTTTAGAGTTATCTAATAATAAAGATTGGTTTTCGACTTTCACTAGAATACCTGAAGCTTTATGGAATATGACAATTGGTAGAAATAGATTATTTTCAACAACTGGTAAATATTTATTTTTTCATATAACTAATAAAGATATAGATTCTCCTGTGTTTAAGCTAACTAAAAAATTTAACTCATTTACTAAAGGAGTTAAAATAGGATTTCCTAAGTTTTGTCCGGCTGATCTTTGGGTTGTTAAAGCAAATGCTTTACCAGAAATAAATAGAGCTATAGATTCTTGTGTTAATATAAATGATTTAATAACTTTGGTGGATATGTATTTTGGTAGTATTGATATGATACCAATATCTCTTAAAAAGGTTCTAAAAGGAGAAAGTTTCAAAATTATTGTTAATCGTACGGTAGGTAAAAAGCTTCCAGACTTTTATATTAAAAGTTTTATGTTGGCAGATGACCCTTTCAAAGGAGCGGGAACAACAATAGTAACAAAATCTGTTTGGACTAGTGAAAATCCAGTACCAGGTGAAAAACCAGAGGAGCTTGAGAGAGTTGTTAAAATTGATTCATCTGAGAAAGGTAAAGCAATTGATGCTGAAATCACTGGAAAAAGTTCAAAACAAGGTAAAATATCTTTTGATGCTATTAATAGAATTATTAATACACATCGAGCACATTGTAATCTTATAAAAATTGATACTTTGTCTGAGTTAAAACCATTAAGTATAGAGCAACTTAAAGTTAAGATACAAACTCATTATGATATTTTAACAAATTTAAGACTTGTAAATGCTAATATTGCTTATCAAACAGCAACAAGATTAAGTTCAAAAGGTAAAGAGTATCAAACAAGATTAAAAACTTTAACAACCGAACACGATTTTATGACTAAGTTGCAAGCTTTGCAAGTTACTATTTGTATAGCTCAGGTTTATATGGATAGTCCTATTGAAGGTAATAAATTAATGACAAGTTTAATGAGATATGCGTTATCTATTCAAACTGATGTATTTGATACAACTCCAAAATATTTAAGGGTTATATAAATCTTTTTACATTACCCATTTTATCAAGTATTACATTTTTACCATCTTTTCTTCTTGCGATAATTTCAATACCTGAAAATCTTGCTTCATAAATATCATTAGCTAAGGTTCTAACAGGATTACCCATTGCGTCTTTTAATATTAGTTTACCATCATTAGCAGTAACTAAAAATTGATTACTATCTTGATCAAAAGTGGCAAAATTAACATTTTCTGCAATTCTTCTTCCTGGATTTCCCCATTTATCACATACATACAAAGTACCATTTAATATCTTAAATAACATAACTTTAATAAATTTTAATATATATATTATATGAAAAAAAAGCCTTTAGGTCTAAAAATAAATCCTGAGCTTTGGGAACGATTTACAAAGCACGTAGAATATGTTGGTTATGACCGAACCAAGCTATTTAAGAAGATTTTGGAAAATTTTCTACAAAAAAACACTAAAAAAGAATAATTAAAAAATATATTTTATATATAGGTTAGAAAAAATAAATATGACACCATGACAGCTCAAAAAGACACATTTATAGAATACAGATTAGATTATATTGAGAGTGGTGAAAAACAAGAAATGTATCATGGGATGTTATCTAAGATTTTAAGATTTGTTAGAAACGAATCTCTTAGAGATTATAGCATTTATGGTCTTACTACCAAAGACGAATGGAAGCTTCTTATGAAAATAGGTAAGTGAACACATAAAAAAAGAAGAGTAAAAACTCTTCTTTTTTATTTTTTATATTCTTCAAAGAATATTTCAAAGATTGCTTGCATAACTGGTACACATATTGAATTACCTGCTAATGCAACGTGTTTATTCCATAATATATTAGTTGATAAAAGTTTATCTATATCATCGTCTTTAACTCCCATAAAACGATAAGCTTCTCTTGGTGATATAAATCTCATTCTACCATCATCTAGCATTATTTGTGTTATGTCAGTAGTATTTAAGCAAGGAGAACAAGCATCTATTGAGTAAATTCTGCGTCTTTGTTCAAACTTTCTATCTAATCTTTTAGCTAAAAGCTTACAAATACCTTTATCTTTAGTTTCTACTAGCTCAATAGGTGGATTAATAAATAAGTTAGAATCTACTTCACTTTCTAAAAATTCTCTCATAGAAACTGTAGGTTGTTGTTTCTTAACAACGGAATATAATTTTTGGTTAACTGATTCATGTGATTCATTTAAGATAGAGAACATAAATACTCTTTCTCTATTTTGAGCACAGCCATAATCTGCACCATTTAAGACGATCCAGCTACTACCATATCCTAATGAGGATAAAGTGTTTATATATTCTTTGAATTGAGTAATATGATTTTTAGATACTAAGTTTTTTACATTTTCCATTAGTAAAAACTTAGGTTTGTTGTAAGTAACAATTCGTTCTACTTCATAAAGTAAACCACTACGAGTTCCTTGTTTTATTCCTCTCTGTACACCAGCTAAAGATATATCTTGGCAAGGAAAAGAGTAGGTTAAAAAATCACATTCCGGAAAGTTTTTTTCGTCTATCTTCTTAACATCACCAAGATTACCTAATACTGTTTTATGTAACGAGTCGTATGCTATATTTGCATTTTTTAATATATCACAGTTTGCAATATTTATGTAGTTTATACCGGCATATTTAAGTGCTAATTCTTGTGTTCCATAGCCTGAGAAAAGACTAATTAATCTTAATTGTTTCATTTTATTTATATGATGATAAATAAAAATGTTTAATCTAAGTGACGAACACTTTTGTGACTTGCTTTTGGTTTATTTGAATGGCTCCATAATCTAGCAAAAGGAGTTGAAAAGTAGTTGTTATAAATTAGAGTATCATCTAAGTGTAAACTAATACCATTATCTTTACAATAATCACCTTTAGTTTTATCCCATAAAACATCATCAAATTTTACTTGTTTTGTTCCATCAGGAAATTCAATTTCACCTAAATTATCAGCACCTGAGTTTAATAAAAAGTCATAAACTGAAAATTTGTGTGTCCAATGAATATTATATGATCTTAGCTCATTTTCTAATTTTTGTGTCCATTCACCACCAGTGATGATATGCACTTCTCCACCATTTTTAATTATTGATTCACTTAAAAATGAGAAGAATTCTGGCATGGCATCAATTACACCATGTATGTCTAAACCTACCTTGAAGGTATCTTTAGAATTTTCGTTTACTATTGAGCTAAATTTTATCATAATTTATATATTAAATTATTTCTTCGATTTTTTTATCCCTTAATTCAGCAATTGTCGGAATTTCATATACAAAGATATGAAAATAATTTGAATTATTCACAACATGCATATTCAAATTATTAGATGTGGAAGACATATTTAGCTGAGGTTCTGTAACCAAGCAACTTTTAACATACTTATAAAATTCAGGAACTTCAAAGTCTTCTATAGTTGAATCTATAATCATTAAGTCAATAATCTTTTTTTGTTCTGACTCTATATTATTTGAGTATAATAATTTTATTGTATTTGTGTAAGGTATACAAATATCAATTAATTCGCTAAACTCAGGTATGTTTATTATATAAGTTGTTCTATCTTGTAGATAGATATATTCAGTTATAGTTTTATACCTCATATTCCTATTTTTTTAAGTTTTATTTCTCTATAATGTTGTATATCATCTAAAATATAAACATCATGCTTAGTTAAAAATATAAAATCATCTATATTTTCAATTATATTTTCTGTTGTACTGAGTTTAATTACTCCTTTTATCGATTCTATACGATTATCAACTTTTATGGAAGATTCATTTGTAACTATTCCTTTACTCTTCATTAAAGAATATTTCTTTGATATAATATCATAAGCTATATCAAAATATTTATTTTCCATATCTATTATGATAAATCTAATTTCATTTATATTCTCAGTATAATTTCTTATTATATTACCAATTTTAATTACTTCCATCTAATAATTTATCTATTTGTAGATCTCTATTAAAAGGCACCCAGTCAAAATTATCTTGTACAGTTGGTATGTTACTTTTATAGATGAATTTTTTAATTCTATATTTTCTTCTTATTTCCTTGTTTGTTGTAACAAGGAAAGACTCTGGTCTAATTATACCTTTTATTTTGATATATCTAACGTCAACATCTTTTGTATATAAATCAGTGATTCTTTTATATTCTGCTATTGATTCTTCGCCTTTTGAAAAATCAATATTTATATCATTATAATAATTATCAATATCTGTTATAATGCTTATTTTATCGATATAAATTTCCTCTACATCATACTCTTCACCATAAAAATAGTTTGGTATAACATAGTCTAATTGTTTTTTATTTATATATCTGATCTTCATATAAGCATGATATAAAATAAAAAAGTGGAAGTTTAATTCCACTTTCTTTTATAGTATCGATAATCCTGGTTTAGAATTTATTGTTGATAGTGATAATCTACCTGCAAAATCATCGTAAAATCCTGGCATAATCATAGCTGTAGATTCAATACCCATCATTTTAGCAGGTTTTAAGTTTGTTACAAATAGTAATGTTTTACCAGTTAACATATCAACGTAATTATCTCCTAATGTCGGTTTGATATTTGTTACGACTGTTCTAAGTTGATCTTCACCAAAGTCAACTTCTAATTTGATAAGTTTATCTGATTTAGGTACATCTGTTACCGATTTAATTGTACCTGGTTTAATTTCTAATTTAGCAGAAATGTCTAAAAATTCACTGAATTCAATTTTATCTTTCATGTTTAATATATTTATTGCTTTAATTTTACATTCTTCTTTTAGTCCTGGTATTCCTAATTTCCAGGGTTTTACTGGTTCTCCTGTTGAACAGTTTACAAAATAATCTTGTTGTTCATCTAAGAAGTCTTGTATATCATCTAAGATAACATACTGAGTTACTTCTGGGTGTCTATCTAACCAAAGTTTTATTTCATGTCCTCTTTTTACTTGGTCATAATAGACTATATCTGTTGCTTCGCATACATCTACACAGTCTGGTGTTATGTCTATTATTTCTCCTGGTAGTTGACGTTCTTTCCATAGGTCTAGCATTCTTTCAATACCTTTATCTTTCCAAGTGGAAGAGATAACGATTTTTGCACCTGTTTTTTCAATAATTTCCTTTAAGTTCTGGACGTATTCATCCCTGAAGATATGACCAAATTGGTCTTTAACTGCATAATCTACGTTTAGTACACCGTCTATGTCCAAGAATATAGTTTTCATAATTGCAAAGATATAAATAATTATTAAAACATGCAACATCATGATATATAACTTATAATAATTTGATTTTTTACAATTTTTAATTAATATATACTAATATGAAGTACTTAAAATTATTTGAAAATAAATATACTGAGAGAAATAGTGAAGAAACGGTAGATGTTATTAAATTAGATACTATGCCTTTAAGATCACCAGTATATCAAAAAGGTGAAATAATTATCTGGTCAGAATCTCGTGATGTTGATTTTGATTTTGCAGATAAACTATTGAAAAGAGTGGGTCTTAAAATTATAGGTGAACCTTATGATAGAGGTTTTTTAGTTAAATGTGAACCTGGTAAAGAGGAAGAAACAGCTAAAATGATTATTAATAGATTCCCTGAATTCTTTGATAGCTATGAAAGAGAGGATATTAGATTACCTTTTATCACTGATAAGGTAGAAAAAATATCAGATAAGGTTGCAGATATAGAATCTTTCTTTGAAAGTACTTTACAAAGAAATGTAAATGTTACTAAATATAATAAATATATTGATGATATAATCAATGAACTTAGTAAATTAAAGATAAACTAAAAAGTCCCATCAGAATGATGGGACCGAGGTGGTAAAAAATGAACAACTACCTAAATGATTTTTACAAATTCGTTATTTGCTACGGCTTTAGCAATCCACCTATTTAATTCGGAACCTTTCATTTCATTATAAAAAGTAGTTGTTCCTAAATCGGATGATAGTGCAATTTTAGATTGTCCGTTATCACTCACAGTATCTTCTATAGTTGAAATAGGAAATTGATAAACTTCATCAGCTATTTCAATTGTGTAGTATAAATTACCACTAACATAATGACTAAACTTAGCCATTGCTTTTGATTTATATAGTTCTTTCTTAATAAAATTTAAGTCCATTGTTTTTAATATTTTTGTGGTATCAAAGATAGATATTCTATTTTATATTACCAAATTAATTTTGTTCCTTATAATAATCGAAGTGTGTTCTTTCTCTTAGGGAGCACTTAATTATTTATATATAGTATAAATAAAAAGTTTACAAATGGAATTAAAAACTTATATAAGTAAAGAAGAATTAGAATTATTATTGAGTAATAATATATCATTCAAAGAATGTTTGAGTATATTAAACGTTAGTAATAGAACTCTTAAAAAATATAGAAAATTATATGGATTCTCTTTAGATAGAGTTATAAAAGACTTCTCCAGTAAGTGTCATAGATGTGATAATATAGTAGATTATAAATCTACCTCAGCTAAAGAAAAAGTATATTGTAGTAGATCTTGTGCTAATAAAAGAGAACATACCGAAGAAACTAAACAAAAGATGTCTATTAGTGCTAAATTGAACTATGTTAAGGACATACCATTTTGTCTAAATTGTAATGCTGATATAAGTCATAAAAAGAATAAGATTAAATTTTGTTCTAGGAGTTGTGGTTCTAAATATACTATGAATACCGATGAAGGTAAGGAAAGAATTAAAAATATGGTAAAAAAATCTGTAATATCACAATCCAGAAGAAGTAAGAATGAGATTCTTTTCTATGAAAAATGTAATAATTATTTTAACTCAGTTGAGAATAATATTGTTATGTTTAATGGTTGGGATGCGGATATTATAGTTCATGACTATAAGATTGCTGTTTTATGGAATGGTGTTTGGCATTATAAACAAATATATAAAAGTCAGTCATTGAAACAAATACAAAATAGAGATAGAATAAAAATAAAAGAAATTATTGATTATGGTTATGAACCATATGTTATAAAAGATATGGGTAAATTTTCTATAAAAAAAGTAGATGAAGAGTTTAATAAATTCATAGAGTATATAAATAAAAAATCCGAATACTAATTCGGATTTTTTAGTGTCCGTGGTAGGGTTCGAACCTACGCGTCTCCTCGTTATGAGCGAGGCGCCTTAACCAACTTAGCTACACGAACATATATTTATATATACTATTTTTTATTTTTGTTGAACAAAATTACAAAATATTTCTTAACAATAAATAATTTATATTAAAAATTTTTTTCTTATCTTTGTCGCTATGGAAATAAAAGTAGTCAATAATATCGCATTTAGGGTTATTCAAAGAATGGATTTTCCATTTGATGAAGAGTTTATTATAGCAGAAGATATTTCACATTTCTATGCGGATGCTAATACTATAAATATAGTTCTTTTAAGAGATAATCCAACCAAGCCAATTATGACATATAAAGATGTCTTAGAAGAGATTGAGTATTTATATGATGATTCTATTAGATGGAGAAGTGATGAGATTAGAGATAAGCTACGTTTTTTTTATCATAAAGTATCTAATATAATGAAAACTTATAAAAGAGAAGAAAAGATTAATAAACTATTACAAGTAAATAAATGGGAGTTACATCTAGCATGTTAAAAAATAAAATATATTTATTTGATAAATGGTTATCTAGTGGTGAAAATATGCTTTATTTATTATCATTACTGATTATATCAGTAGTAATGACTAATTTTGAAGTAACTCTTTTCTATGGTATTGGCTTATTATCACTTATTTGCTTTTATATGGTTTTTATTAAAATGAAAATCAATTCTAAAGAATGGCAACTTGATAAGTCGGTTTATAAATTACCAATAGTAGGTGAAACAATAGTTGTGCAAAAAGACTTTAAGTATGATTTAGCTAAGGTTCAAAATAGTAAAAATTATATTTATAGTAAGGCGCTACAAAACTTACTAAAAGGATTTGAATTTGATGTAGTTAGTATAGAAGAATTGGAAGATGATTGGATAGTTGAATTACAATTTAATTCAAGAAGTAAGCCTATTGAATTATTTTGGTTAGATGTAAAAGATTACTTTATGACAATTGCAGATATAAGAGAAGATAAATTAAATAAATTATTAAAATAATGTTACTTTATAATATCTGATTTCCATAAAAAGTCTTTATATAAATTATCAGTATTTATTGATTTGTAAAGTGCTGTTTTGTTTTTTATACCTAAAAATAGTATAACATCTGATATATCTATAAATTCATTTATTAGTATAAGTTCTTTGTTGTATTGTTTTATATTTATATATTTTTTACCTTTGTTATTAAGCTTATTCTTAAATTTTAATTGTATATCAATTATATCATCTTTTTTTAGCATATTATAGCTAAAATAATAGTTTTTATGCTTAGAACATTTTCCTTTTAACACTAACTTAATACCATTTGTATTTAGATTTAGACTTTTACTACATTTATTTATACTATCCCATTCTTCTATTAAGTTACCATCTAATGAATATTGATATATTTTTACTTTTTTAAGTCCCTTATCTTTTCTAACATTTATGTTATTTTCAATAAAAATTTTTCTTAGAAAAGTTCTACTTATATTTAATAATAAGCATATTTCTCTAGTTGTTTTATTCTCATTATATAATTTGGTAACTATAGGTGCTAATATATCTCGTTTTGACTTCCATCTATCATGTATTATTTTTTTTGTTGAATCTTTCATTTTTAATCCACCGTTATTAGAAGCCTTAGGTCTTGCATTATATCCATTTATATATGTATTAAACTTATCTATATAATATTGTTCTCTTAATAGACAATGATCTATTGCACACTCTTCAACTATTTCAAATATTAAATTGTCACCATTGAAGTATTTATTGAATGCTTTTTGTAAAATATTACACCCTGAATTATTATTTTTTAATTGAGATATATGTGATTTCCATCTTCCATAAAATCCATCTTCACCAGAAGCACTACCTATGTAAATTTTATTAGATTTAGAATCACAGAAGAATATTTTATACACTCCAGTTGTCTTTGGAAATTTATCTATATCGTTTATTTTATACATGTAAATAGTTTTTTTATTATATATAAAAATAAGTGACTACCATTTATATAAATATAAAAAACTTTTATTATTTTTGTAAAAAAAATAACAATAATGTCACAGTTACTACTAAACTCTAAAAATATACCTTCTTTAGATGAAATTATTAGAGTCTCTAAAATTCATCCAAGTAGAATACATAATGTTTATATCTTCGGCTCGCAGGTATATGGAACATCAGATCATAAGTCTGATTGGGATATTATAATGGTTGCTAATAACTCAGTTGAATCAACAGAGATTTCACATCCTTTGTATAATATACATATTTTAACACCTAATAAATTTCAAGCTGATTTAGATTGGCATCGTATGAATGCTTTAGAATGTTACTTTGCTCCTAAATGGGCAAAATTAAAAGAAGATAAAGTTTTCAACTTTAAGTTAAATAAAGCTAAGTTAAGACATGCTACATCACATATTGCTTCTAACTCTTGGGTTAAAGCAAAGAAAAAATTGGAAGCAGGTGAAGAAAGAATTGCACTTAAATCATTATTTCACTCTATTAGAATTCCTATGTTTGCATCACAGATTGCAACAAATGGTAAAATTTCTAATTTTGATGTAGCTAACTTTATTTGGAGACGATTAACAAAGCAAGAAGCTACTTTATATCCAAGATTAAATGATAAATGGGACTGGAATTCATTAGTAAATGAGTTTAGAGCTACTCATAATTTGATGTTATCGATGTTTAGAAATTCTGTTAAGTATGAAAAGTAAATATAGTTCCGTTGTTAGATTCCCTGTGAATTTAGATTATGCGAGTTTATACACAAATACTCATAGAAAATGGCATCGTAAAAGTTTTTGGAGAATTGTAAAAATTAAAAATATATTAAAAGCTTGTCAGTAAGACAAGCTTTTTTTATTAAATCACTATTTATAAAATTAAAAAATAATATATACTAAAAAACTATTTTTTAGATTATGTTACAAAAATATAATGATTTTATTTTAGAATCACAAGTTTATCAACTTTTATTAGAATCTGATGTTGTTTACTCAGACAATTTTAGAAGAGTTTTATCAAAAATAGATAATCCTGTTGCTAAGAAAATATTGGAAATCGAAAACAAGGATTTACCAGTTACTGCTAACTATTTTGATATTGATACAAAAAGAAATGATTATTTATACTTTACTCCTGATAGAAAAGCACAAGAAATATTAAATGATCCTAAAAAATACGCAAGATTTGTTGGTCGTGAAGGTGGTTGGTTAAAACATACTGAAGCTAATGCTAGAATTTTTG